AAGGTCCCAAGACTATCACCGCGATAGTCGCGACTGATCGCTATCCTCTCAATATTCGGAACGCTGCCGATTCCGAGGCAAACATCATCGGCCAGATCCCGAAGGGATCCAAGATCAAGGTCCTTGATGAGCCTATCAATGGCTTCTACCAGCTCGCCGATCAGCCGGGATTCGTCCTCGGCTCGAAGCTCAAGATATGAGAATCCTACGAAGTCGCGGATCCTCCAAGTAGATTCAAGCTCATAAGATAAACTCTCCTGATGTCATTGTTAACCCTCACCCGACCGCGACCGGGTGAGGTCTTTTTTATTGCCCGGTTTTCGGTCAAATTCTTGGTCAAAATTAGTCCACAGGTGGCGGACTGAGGCAAGAGACCGAATCGCAAAAGCCTTGTTTTACGGACATTCTCGGCACCGTTGCCGATACATATAGGGGTTCGATTCCCCTCATCTCCACCAAGAAGAATCTCGGAAGCATAAGGCTTCCGAGGCTTTTTTATTTTTCTTCGGGCAAATCTTGGTCAAATTTGAATTTGAGATCGATGATCTTGGCTGCCTTATCGCTGTCTCCCTCAATGATATGGCCGTACGTCCCGAAGGTATCCATCGAGACGGAATGCCCGACGATATCCTTGATCATCTGTTCCGGCATCACATTCTTCATCATTGAGATGAACGTATGGCGAAGAGAATAGACCGTGCCGGGAAGATCTCGTTCCCTCTTGAGCTCATTCCATTGATTCCGCATCGTGGACTGATTGCCGGGGTTCCCGTTCAAGTCGCAGAAGATCCATTCCGTATGCAGTTTATGTTCCTCATTCCGTCGAATAGTCTTCCGTAGAATGGAACGGGCGAGAGCTCCGATCGGGATGATCCTCTTCGCGTTCTCATTCTTGCCTTCCGTGATCTTGCCTCTCGCGTTCACGGCTCTTCTTATGTGAACGCTGGATCCAAGAACATCCTTCACTTGCAGGCCGAGAGCTTCGCCCGGTCTCATCCCCGTGATGGCGAGGAAGCAGAAGAGCGGATGATACCATTTATCCGACGGCTCCAAGAGCCTTTGGATATCGGCTTCTTGAAGAATAGCCTTTTCGTTCCTGGCATGACCGACGGGAATATATAGATTGCCTCGGAGAGGTTCACATTGATAGTCCTGATAGCCGAACTTTACGATGCCCGAGATGATTCCTCGGAGGTTCATCAAGGTCTTATGGCTTAACGGCTTACCATTCGCCCCTGTCGCTTCGTTGATAAGCGTCTGCCAATCACGTTGAGTCATTTTACTGATTTTCTTTTGACCGCATTTAGGGGCAATATAGAGCCGAATATACCGTTCATTCTGAATGACGGATTCCGCATCGGCTCCACGTCTTGCCTTGAGATCCTCCAGATATTCTTGAGCTACGCGATTCACCGTCTTCTCTCCCGAACCTTCGCCATATAGCCATTCGTGATAGAGCCTCGTGACTTCCTTCCGTCCCTTCGCTCCGGGAGTCTTACACGAGAACGAATGAGTCTTTCCGTCTTGCATCACTCTGATGCGCCATCTCTGGCCGTCCCATTTGGGGTCGTTCATTTTTTATCCTCCTGAGTGGTTCTCAAGTAATCAGCATAGCTTTTCAGTCGGGCTACATTCTCGGGCGTGAGACCGGCTGTCAGATCGTCGGTATGTTCGACGAGAACATCCATCAGTCTCCCCGGTGTTGTATGGAGAGCTCGAGCGAGTTCAGGGAGCTTATCAACCGATATGTTGTTCTTGCCCTTCTCGATCGCACTAATGGCAGCTCGACCTGCGAACCCTGACTTCTTGGCGAGTTCCTCTTGAGACAGCCCTTCGGCTTCTCTCAATAAGCGGATATAGTTGCCTAATCTTAACAATCTATCTTCGTTCATAAGAGCCTCCTGCCCTCATTATACAGGCGGTATGTTACAAATTCAAGACAGTTGTCAATTTACAGTTGACACCACAAAAAGCGAGCGGTATCCTAACAATGTCAAGTGCGACACGACATAAATCGAAAGGAGGATAAGATGGTCAATCACAATAAGTTGAAAGGCTTGATGGTAGAGCGAGGACTCAAAGTCGAAGAGCTTGCGAAGAGATTGAACCTGTCTCGACAGTCCACATCGGATAAGATTAACGGCAGACGTTCTATCTCTCTGATAGAAGCTATGACGATATCCGAAGCTCTCGGAATGAGCAAGGAAGAGCGTGACGCTATTTTCTTTGCCGACAATGTCAAGTGCGAGGCGACACGATGATCGCCCCAACATATCCGGCACTCGGCAGATACTTTCACAGCCAAAAGGAATTAGCGGAAGCAGCCTGCATGAGCGAGCGGAAGATACGGGACATCATCAAGGGCAGAGCGGAGTTCACAAAAGCAGAGCGCATGGCGATAGCCAGAGCGATCAAGCTCAAGGAACTACGCATCGAGATCAAGGACGATCTCGACGAAAGATTCAAGATTTAGGAGACATCTATGAAGACATTATTACTTTTAACGGTCATCGGAACGATGATGATCACAGTCGGGCTTCTCGGTCTGTACGTCAACACGACATACAGGATCAGACAGATCGAGAAGGAACTCAAGTCCCACAAGAAGGACATCAAGCAGAACAGAACAGATATAGCGATCTGTAAAGAGAGAGCAGCGCAGAAGTCTGACCATATCGTGATCACTCACGAATGGGATGAGGCTTCTGGCATTCGCTATCCGTCGCAGGAGGTGTGATATGGCTTCACTATACGAATTAAGTGGCGATTATGCCAAGTTCTCGGAGCTCATGGAGATGGAAGAGCTTGAGCCGGAGATGCAGGAAGCTCTTGAGGAAGCTCTCGACAATCTTGGTGAAGACATTGAGATCAAGCTCGAGAACTACGCGAAGATCATCAAGAACTTCGAGTCGGATATCGAGGGCTTGAAGACGGAAGAAGCTCGTCTTGCCTCGAAGCGTAAAGCGAAAGAGAACGCGATCAAGAACATGAAGGATCGCATGACGTTAGCGATGCAGCAGACAGGAAAGCTCGACATTAAGACACCGCTGTTTTCATTCAAGGTACAGAAAAATCCCGCTTCGGTCGTTCTGGATGTTCATTCCGTTCAAGACGTTCCCGAGAAGTACCGAATCCCACAGGAGCCAAAGATCGACAAGAAGCTCCTCAAGGCTGACATCGAAGCAGGTGAAGACCTTAACGGAATCGCTCATATCGAGCGCAGCGAATCTATTCGCATCAGATAAGGAGGTCTGTTATGGCGAATGAAGACTATCTCGACATGATGAACAGCATCCTCAATCCTCTTCGCGAAGAGATCGCGAAGGAAGACGAACAGAAGATCCAGATGATCGGTTCGCAGTTCGTGGAGCTTCACACGGAAGAGATCGGGAACCCCATTCTCGTGAATGTAGATCAGATAGTGGTTGTCGGAGAGACAGACGAGGGAACGATGTTGACTCTGTCAGTCCCGGAAGGCGAGACAGCCGGAATGATCATCGTTCGTGAGTCCTACGAACAAATCAAATCCACACTCAAATTTTTATTCAGGAGGTAATATATGCCATTAACGATCAGAAAAGGACCGCAGGCTCGCTCGATCCGCTGCGTCATCTACGGTCCCGAAGGTATCGGCAAGTCAACGCTTGCCTCACAGTTCCCCGATGCGGTCTTCATCGACTTCGAACAGGGAACCGACACGATGGATGTCGCCCGATTCGAGAATCCGACACACTTCGACGGGCTCATCCTTCTTCTCAAAAGTATAGCACAGGAGGATATCTGCAAGACGGTCGTCCTTGATACGGCTGACAAGTTGGAGAATCTTATCACGGACCACATCTGCGAAGTCAACGACTGGAAGACCATTGAAGATCCAGGCTACGGAAAAGGCTATACATATCTCGCCCAGAAGTGGCTTGAAGTCCTCAAGGCTTGCGATGAGGTCGTTGATTCCGGCAAGAACATCGTCATCGTCGCTCACGCTGCGATGAGAAAGTTCGAACAGCCGGACGAGATGGGCGCATATGACAGATGGGAGCTCAAGCTCTCGAAGAAGACCGCACCTCTCATTAAGGAATGGGCGGACATCGTCCTCTTTATGAACTATAAGAACAGCATTGTCGAAGATCCCAAGACCAAGAGCAAGAAGGCTGTCGGCGGAAAGCGTGTCATGTATGCGACTCACAGCCCAACCTACGACGCAAAGAACAGATTCGGCCTTCCCGATTCTATGGATGCCGACT